GGCCAAACCAACATAAGAATAGAAGTAGCCCGCTGGAACTCTATGCCAACGGGAATTCTGTCACACCAAGCAAGGGTGTTAATCATCTTTGAGATGCGGGGAACGCGGCACAAAACGCCATCGACAACTATCGAATGGTGAGCGCCGCAAAATTCAGCTTCAACTATAGACTCAGTCTCGTCGTACAACTTAATCACGACACCAAACTCAGCCCACACTTCACGCATGGGAGGTTCGGTGCATGTCGTCTCAGAATAACCGATAAGGTCATCGTCACCAACAACTGATAAAGCAATTTCCTTGCGAAGGTCGTCGAGCGACCATGCGGGATTGCACACGAGAAGCCAATAGGCAACCAGATAAATGACAGATATAGTGTTAAGGAAGATAGTGAGGAACCAACCAGACGGGTTGCCGCAATGCTTGCGGAACATGGCCCCGTCAGTGGTAATAAGGATAGAAAAAAGAGCTTGCGCAAGCAAGTTAAAGTTTGAAGCATCGCTTCCAGCATTCACCTCTCCTAAAACCTGCAACAGCTGGTTAAAGAAATGGATTTGCATGCTAGCGTCGCAACCCTTGATATCACCAAAGCCAATTTTAAAACTCTGGAAAAATTTTCGAAGGAGTTGATTCCATCCACCGTAGTAAAATTGTTTGCCGACACCTGAACAGTTGTTCGGGTCGGCATACCAAAGTTGGAGGAATTTATGATAGCGGCGCAGGCAGCTGAGATGGTGAAACATGGGAGCGCACATGAACAGGCGCGTCTCTTCATTTTCTATTTTTTGTTTTTTTAGCATTTCGCGTTTGAGTGACACGGAAAAAAGAACGGGGTCTTGAAAATCGGCAGTCTCGAGGCGGGAATCCCAGATGACCCACGCGGCAAACACCTCGTCGGTGAGAGCTTCGCGTTTTTGGGCTTGAGAGAATCCGTAGCCAGGAGAGCCCTTTGAAGCCTCAGTCGTGAGAAAGTACTCGCGCGTCTCGTCATGTGACATATAAGAATCCTCAACAAAGCACGCTGTCATCAAATCCAAAACGAACCGAGTGGCCATAGCATTTGCTTGGCGTTTTGTCTCAGTGTCGAAGGTAGGCAGCGGTGGTGAGCGATCCCAATCTTTGAGACGCTTGTATTCAATAACGGCCGAGACGTGGGCGGGCAGGAACTGCCCCATGACGTCTTCATAATCCCCGTGAACTTTGCGAAAGTCACGGAATGCGTGAGAAGGACTGATCCACGGTTTATAGGGTATGCGACGGTGGGGGTCGCGGCCAACGCAAACGAG